AACTATTGATGGTGTATTGGTTAGTGCTGGAGATAGAGTATTGGTCAAGGACCAAACAACTGCTTCACAAAACGGTATTTACATCTGTAGTGCTGATGCTTGGACCCGTTCAACAGACATGGCAGTTGGTAGTGATGCTGCTGGTGCTTCAATGTTCATTGAGCAAGGTACTCTTAATGGCGACATGGGTTTTGTTTGTACATCAAACAAAGGTTCTGACGTTGTTGGTACTAATGACTTGACCTTCAGCCAGTACACAGGTGCTTCTAACATTACAGCTGGTGCTGCTCTGAGCAAGACTGGTGACACTCTTAATGTTGAAGTCGATGGTTCTACAATTGAAGTATCATCAGATGCACTTCGATTGAAAGATGCTGGTATCACCAATGCTAAGATTGCTGATGGTACAATCTCCAATGGTAAGTTGGCGAACAGTTCAATCAGTGGAGTACAACTTGGTGGAAACTTGGCTGCTTTGTCTGCTGGTTCTACTGGTGGTATCGTAATGACCAGTTACAACGGTTCTAGTGCTGTTGCTGACATCTCTATTAATCTTGATGGTGGTTCACTTGCTACTTCATCCAGTGGATTAAAAGTAGACACCAATGGTATCGCAACCTTGATGATTCAAGACGATGCTATTACTTCAGCAAAACTTGCTGATGGTTCAGTATTGACAGCGACTCTTGCTGACTTAGCAGTAACTGATGCCAAACTTGCAGCAAATGCTGTTGTAACATCAAAGATCAATGATGGTGCTGTAACTACAGCAAAGATAGCAGCCGATGCTATTGATGCTAGTAAGATTGCTGATGCTTCAGTACAACGTGAGCACTTGAACTCTAATGTTGTTAATGCTGCTGGTGCTGTTGTATTAGATGGAACTAACAACGACTTGAAAGTTGCTGTTGATGGTTCATCTATTGAGATCAACTCTAATGCTCTTCGTGTTAAGGCTGGTGGTATTGCTACTGCAATGGTAGCTGATGATGCTATCACTCAAGCTAAGATTGCCAATGCTGCTGTTGGTGGATCACAACTTGAGGATGGTTCAGTTTCTGGACAGAAGGTGCTTGATTCTACTTTGGCATCTGCTAAGTTGAACTTCGTTGCTTCTTATGAAACATTGTCTGCTGGTAATGGAATTCTTACCACATTCGATACAAGTGCTGCTGCTGATGGAAACATGCTTGGTGGTGCTATTGTATTCCGTAATGGTTTGGCAATGGGCTTAGTGGCTTCTTCTCCATCTGGACAAGACCAGTACACATTGTCTGCTACAGGTGGAAGTGGTGGAAATTGTCGCGTGACATTCGGAACAGCTCCGAGTAGTGGCGATCAAATTACCATCATGTACTTCTCTTTGTAATGTTGTTGATTGGGGGATGTCTGTAATGGGCATCCCCTTTTTTCTAGGAGGTCGCAATGGAAGCAGAACTTATGCAACTACTGATGAGTGGTGGTGCTAATGTTGCTTTTGGTATATTTCTGTATTCTCAAAATAAAGACTTGCAGAAGCGAGCCGATGAACGTGAGCGTAAAGCAGAAGAAAAAGAAACTGCATTGAGAGCACGATACGATAAAGTGATTGATGACATGCAAGTGCGTGAAGCGGACATTCGAGAAACTATTGTACAGGAAATGACAGACCTGGACAAAAGAATGTCGTTGCTTGAACAAAGCATGGGAGCTTTGAGTACAATGATTAGTGAACTGAAAGGATCCTTAATGAGAGTAGACAATGCCAGCTAAGCGCACCCCATCTAAAGGCAAACGTTTTGTTAAAGTGGTTAAGAATAAAAAGACTGGTCGCACAAAGAAGGTGTCCTATGGGCAAGCTGGCAAGTCAAAGAGTGGAAAGGATCGTATACAGGCTGGCACAAAAAAAGGTGACTCGTACTGTGCCAGGTCCGCGGGCATTAAGAAGCGAGTGTCAGCCAAAAAACGAAACGACCCCAACACCCCAAACAATCTGTCACGAAAGAAATGGCGATGTCGGGGTAAGAAAAGCATGCGTTGAAGTTGTGCTTGGGATATACTTATATTGATAGGAGAATACTATGAATAATGAATTACTAAAACTCACTCCAGAACTGGTCTTGTTTGTTAAGAAGTTGATTCAGCACTCACGTGGTGGATTGACCAAAGACGAACGACAGGAACTAGCAGCCGACTTGATCAACTTGTTGTACAAGGTATTGAAAGAGCTGGTTGATACTGAGACTGAAGAATAGAGAACACCATTCTAACTCTTGACCCTAGAGCCGGCCAGCACTAGGGTCTTTTTCTTTTTTTGTGCCAGCGTTCTTCAATCATAATCATTTCGGGCAACGTAACAACAGCTTCAAACATTATTTGAGTTGGGCTTCTATCCTCAATCATTGAAATGACAGCGACTATGGCTATCAGATTGCTCATGCGTGGTTCGTGGTCAGCACGTAGATACGCTTCAATACTTCCAACACTTAGACCACTGCGCTCTGCCAGGATCTCCTTGTGCAGTGCGTTTCTGTTCATTACTTTATTAAGCCACTTGCTGAATCCTAACACCAGCACCTCCACTAATAGAAAAGGGTAGGGAACCACCCCTACCCAAACCTACCATGTATACGAAGTACAGGTAGGGTATTATAACATGTTTTTATTTGTTGTCGAGTTTGTCTTGGTGCTGAGCATACACAAGCTCTGACCACATAACGTATGCCTCTTCCCAGTTGTCAGGGTACAAGTACTTGCAGAATGGCAACAGTTGTACGATTGTAGGTAGTTGCTTGCCTTTTTGCCACTTGCAGATTGTATCTCTGTGGCATCCAATGCTTCGTGCCAACTCAGATTTGTTGACAATAGATAGGGTTTCTTTTAATTCAGTTGCGAACATAACGTTCTCCTAGTATGTTTGATTTGATTATTTGTTGTCCGACCCATTCAGCGCACTGTGGGACGACTGCGTTTCCGAGTGATTTAAGTCTGTCCACCCGATTGGGAACCCCATCATCTCTTCTACGAACTGGGGATTGAGTTGGAAATCTTTTCCAGTAGTTTTGTTGAGTCCTTGCATTTTGGCTGCTTCCACATTCAGACTGTCGTTTCTGTCCCACTGACTCGCTCCAGATGGGTTGTTCTTGGATTCGTTGACTGTTGGTGTTGGTAGAAGCATTACTGTCCTCGCCAATCCCAGACTGCCATTCACTCCGTTGTTGGATACCTTGCGTGGTGTCTCCTTCCCTGTGAATACGATGTTGGTGTTCTCGTTGAGTATAGCTGCTGGTCCGGCATCCGATGCTGTTGGGGTAGGCAGTAGACCCTTCTGTATCATGTACATCAGTGGACGACCGCCTTGACTGTACCGTGTCCGATGTTCTGCTCCGGACTTGGTTGGTGTTGGCCGTAGACCATCTATTGTTAGGCATTGTTCCAAATGCCATTTCGTTTCGCATGTAGTATCCAATGGTGCTTGGGTAGGCGACTGCAAACCACCTGCGTCTGAGGTGGGGTGCTCCGCATTGTGCAGCTGATATAGTCGTCCACTCGATGTCATACCCGATTTGGGTAAGACTTCCAACAACGTCGGGTCCGCCCACTCGAATGATGTTTGCGACATTTTCCAACACGAGTATTGGCTCGTGTCCGATGGACTGAAACTCGCTAACAAGCCGGTGGACTTGCCACCAAAGACCAGACTTTTCTTCATCTTCTAACCCCTTCATCTTGCCTGCGATTGAGATCGACTGGCATGGGAACCCAGCACATATGACATCTACTGGCTCTAAGTTGTGTGCCCCTACGTGGAGCACATCGTTGTATTGTTTTGTATTTGGCCAGTGTCGCTCCAGAATGGAACGGCAGAACTCTTCCTTCTCTACCTGCCATACTGTTTGCAAGCCTGGTATGCCGCGTTCCAGTCCAAGCTCTAGACCCCCGATTCCTGAGAACAAACTACCCATCTTCATTGTCATCCTCACTTGGAAACTCTTTGTCCCAGTCGTCCTTCATGCTCTTTGCCAGGGCGCCAAGGTGCTTGCACATGCTTCCTCTATACTGATGGTCAGGACAGGTACAGGTAAATCCAGACTTGTCAATCACAGCAGTCCAGCGTGGGAAATGACCAACCATG